GGACAACAAATGCGCAGTTCGTCCGAAGGAGTCCACTTGACTGTGTGGTGCTCCTGTACGTACGAGTCCCATTCGAACTCGCGCTTGACTCTGTTTAGAAGACTTGCTCTCATGCTGCGTCGTCCGGTACCGAAGGTCCGTCGAGGATACTGCGAATCTGTGCGATGATCTCACTCTGTGAGATTTGCAAAGGCTTGGACTTTTCGTCCTTACTCATCGTGAGCTTGGTAACTAGCTTTCCGATGTCCTCAGCAACCTCTGTCGTCTTCTTTGCCTTCGCTACTTCATCGGTAGCGAACTTCAAGCAGACAGTACAGATACACACGCCGGATGCCCATGCGAAGCATGCGTCATCTACTTGAGACATACAGAAGCTACAGACAATCGTCTTGTATCGCGAGCGAGCCCTACGAACCGCAATGTCTTCACTCATGTTCATCCTCAGTCTAGGATTACTGCACCATTGATGTCTTCCGGTACCTCGGCGAGTTCTACCTCATCCGGTGTTACCACGTCCGAGACGTTAGCATGTGCGGTTCCGTTCTGCAATGCCGTGTCGTTGACAGAGCCTGCGTAGAATGTCATGTGCTCGAAGTCTGTAGCAATCTTGATGGTGCGCTCAGACGGACCGTTGCGGTTCTTCTTCATGAACAAGCGCATGATGTTGTCTTCACGCTCATCTTTGTTCTGGGCCATGATGATGAGTGCATCGGCTGTGTACATACGCGAGATAGAACCAGCCAAACCAGATTCGTCCGGAGTCTCTTGCACCATGCCGCCACGGTTCAACTGTAGGGCGGACCAGACGCGAGTGTTGAACTCTTTCGTCATACCACGGCAAGCCTTCGCAATAGCAGCTTGCTCTTGGTTGATATCATGGTAGTGACGGTGCGGCTTCATGAGGTCCAAGTAGTCAATGATGACTAGACCTGGCTTCACGCCGATAGATGCAAGCTGCTTGTAGTGGGCCTTGATGGTGTTGATGCTCGCTTCATCTTCTGGGTATTCCTTGATGATGAGCGAGTTACCAAACTTCTCGTGATAGGTGTGCAGTTCCTCGTATACCTTCGAGTTCAACGACTTCAACTCTTGCGGCTTGATATGGCAGAAGAGTGAGTCGAAACGGTCAGCGATGTCTTCTTGAGAAAGCTCAAGCGTGTAGTAGACAACCTGCTGCCCAAGCAACACGCCTACTCGTGCAAGCCATTCCAAGAAGATGGACTTACCACGACCGGAACCACCAACAACAAGACCCATCTGCTTGTTCTTGAGTCCACCATACATCATGGCGTCTAGTTCGGGGATACCAGTAGACAGCCTACGGATTTCATCACGCTGGTCGCGTTGTGCCAAACGTGCCTCGAACTCAGCAAAGAAGTTGTGTCCAACCGTGAGAATGTCCATTCCCTTGTTACGGGCGACTTCTACACGCTCGACAACTTCATCCCAAGCTTCGTTCTTGATCAACTCCATCGAGTCAAGGATGGCCTGCTTCATCGCCTGACGACGAACGAACTTGCCAAACGTTGCCTGGATGTGCTCCTCCTCGAAAGGAAGGACTGGTTGCTTGATGAAGTTGTAGTAGCCTACTACTTTGTCAACTTCGTGTTCACGAATACTCTTCGTCTTAGCTGCCTTGAGCAACTCTTCACGAAGAGTAATCTGTGTGAGAGGAATCGGCGAACTAGAAATGGTCTGGTAGTACCACTGTAGTGCGCGGTTCGCGAAGTGTTCGATCTCGATCGTCTCACGAGCAATAGAGGTGAACTGAGGATTCTGTAGCATGTAGCCAAGAACCTTCACCTGATATTCCTCGCTGTAAAACAGCGTGTCTTTCTCAGTCATTACTTTCCTGTCATTTTGCGCCAAACGGGATCAGCATTCAGGTAGATATCTGGGAATGCGATCAGGCGCGTGAGCACCAGCTTACGGTACACGTCCTCGCGCGTCAACCCTTGGGCGCGCATCACATCGTTCATCTGACGCTCGCAACGCTTGAACAACTCTACGGTTCCTACGTTGGCTGGAACGTTATTCGTACTTACCTTCTCAGGCTTGACTACACTCGCACGCAATACAGCAGCGTCGGTAGTCAACACGTGAGGCTTTGGAGCCGTCTTGAACGTGTTGTGATAGAAGGTGAACTGCGCCTTGATGAAGGTCTCAGAATCGACACCTGAGTCCTCCACAGCCTTGCGAACACGCTTCCACAGAGCAAGCCCGTGTGGTGTGAATGGCTGACCATAGTAGCTGTACAGTGGCTTGCGTTCGTATGATTCCAACGTGCGCATGTACAAGTCACGTAGTTGGTACTCAGCAAAGTGCTCACTGCCTGCGAACGGAGAGGTTCCGTTCACCACAGCAGTGGCACGTTCGGCCGTTGAAACTACCCGCTTTTCCTGGGTCTCGGAAAAGGCAACGCTACGCTTAGCAGCAGTAAGCTTCTGCTGCCTGAGAACTGCAATCACATCGACCATGCTCACACCTTTGAAAGCTTTTCGTAGGCGCTCTTAACACGCTTGAACTGCTCCTCATCGCCGCCACGATCTGGATGCAACTCTTTAGCCAGCGCCTTCCACGCAGCGTCTATGATAACCCGAGGAGCGCCGGGACGCAAGTGTAGTATCGCCCATGGATCGTCGCCGATTGTCGTAGTTCCGCTACTGTTCATCATCTGCCGAACCTGGTCTGCAAACTTGTCGTGGACATACCAACGATGCGACCCAGACTCTCCTGCAAAGGTGCGGAATGTCGATGGAATGCTTCGGCGTACGAACTCCAAGACACGAGCGTTTGGACGTACTACTTCCCACCAGTTAGCCCACTGGCCTGTACCCTTCTTTAGTTCCATGTCAGGTCGACCTCCTCTTGCGTACGATACGCATAGAAGCCGGTGCCAATAGCCACCTGAGTAGGACGCAAAGGATTCTGTGGACGAGGAAAGTGTGCGTACTTGCTAACCAAGCGCACGCGCTTGAACGCCAAGTAATGAATGTCTGCACGAAGTGGCGGCTCCACGGCACGCTCCAACTTCGTCATACGAGCACAGTCTACGGACAGGATGTGGTTGACTATATCGTTCGCAATCACCATGCCCATGAAGTTCTGCAAGTCATCCTTGTCGAACCTGTCATGACGAGACGGTACATCACGAAAGATTGTGCCATCTGCTCGGCGCTGCTTACGCAGTGCGTAGCCAATCTTCATCCATCCGAGAATCGGGTCTCCGGGTCTAAGCTCGCTTATCTTTCGCATTCCACAGCCTGGCTATTAGTTTAGCATCTGGCTGGGATTGGTACAACGGAAAGCATTCCTCCTTCTTGTAGTCCTCGTACCTTTGTAGCGAGTGCCTAAGAAGGTGGTCATGTGTGTAGTTCGCGAACTCTACGGCAATGAGCTTGTCACCACGTAGACCTCGACCTAGACGTTGCATGGTCTTGATTCGGCTCTTACGAGAACCGGCCAAGATGAGCGCGTCAATAGTTGGTACGTCCACGCCTTCGTCCAGAATGGTCGAAGCAATGAGGACTGGAAGCCTACGCTCACCGAAGTCCTTCAATCCAGACTGTCGTACTTCCGTAGTTTCCTTGCCGTTGATGAACAAGTGTGGAATGAACGCACCGTCTACCGCAGTCCAGAGAGCAGCGTCGATGAGCTTTCCGTGCTCAATCTGTTCGCACAAGATGAGCGTAGATAGTCCGTTGTCCGTGAATGCTCTTGTCCAATCTACGATCAGAGAAAGAGCATTTGGGTTCTCTACTATACCCTGCTTGTACGCAGTAGCATACGTCGTCTTCTTAGGCAGCATTGGTGCTGTGACCTTGGAGAAGATGACATGTGTACGCGCGGAGATACCACGGTCAACCAAAAACTTGTTGGGGATGTCTACGATGATCGGACCAATCGCCGCCAACAAACAAATATTGGCACCGTCAGTACGGTCCATAGGAGTTCCAGAAAGACCAAAGCGATAGTTCGCAGGACAAGCAGTACAAACACTGTACCAAGTCTCGCTACCCGCATGATGGCACTCATCCACGAAAAGAACCTGAGTATGCGCAAGTAGATCCTGGCACGCTTGTTGCTCGAAGCGGGATTCAAGCGTATCCACCGTCGCGATTGTAACCCAGGAACCTGGCTCCCAGATACCATCGCCAACCAAGCCGACCTCTGCATCTGTAACTCCTAGTCTCTTCTTGAAGCGGTCACGTGCTTGGTACAACAGCTCTCGTGTTGTCACCATGAACAGCGTTGGCTGTCGAAGATACTGAGTGATTGCACAAGCAATCTCTGTCTTGCCGCCGTTGGTGGCAATACGCAAGATACCCTGCTTTGCTTCTACCGCCTTTTCTGCTGCGGCAAGTTGGTAGTCAAACTTGCCCTCCATCTTGACACCGATGAGATCGTACGTGCTACCTTGAGGTGCCAGCGGTGTACGATGGTCATTCACCTCGTACTGCACGCTTGCTACATCGAGCACATGCTTCACAATGTCAAGTAGGCCAGTAGGGAAAGCGCCTGTGTTCGTCTTGAACAAGTGCTTGCGACCGTCCCACACACCCTTGCGGTATGCCTTCGAAAACTCGGCGCCCTCTACTGCGTATGAAGTAGCTTCACGAACTGCATTGAGAGGATACTTGCCGGTGAGCTTCGAGATTGGTCCGTAGATATCAATGATGGCTTGTTGCATTCTTGATCAGGCTTTCTACAGGAATGAGCTTTGGAGTTGGTGCCATCAACAAGAACTCGTCTGTTGGAAACCAACTAAACGTCAAGCCCTCACGTTGAAACTTCTTGAAGGCTGACTGGTTGAGCGTCATCACGACAGGTTCGGACATGTCGCGAGTAAACACCCCAGCTCTGATTGAGTTTGGGCGATCGCGGTATTTGAAGTATGCGATGATTTGCTTCGCGTCAGGAAGTACGTGGGTGAATAGGTAGTTGACACGCTTTGCGAGGATGTCCATGCAGCTCTTGTTTGCTGGACAGTTGTCATTGTTGAGGCAGAAGAGTGGCGATAGCTGCGGATATGGCTCAATCAGCGTCATGCACTCTGGATAGATATATCGGAGAGGCATGAAAACTGAGTGCTTCTGGAACGTGAAGAATACTACCGCTTCTTTCATCTGTCACCAAATCAGTGCCATGGAGTCTGCCACATCCTTGAAACGCTTACGTGTTTCTTCACGGAAGGCATTGAACTCTTCACGCAGCGTATTGAACGCCTTGTAGTGTTCACGTAGCTGCTTAGCCTCGGTCTCCAAATCCCTTACTTTGGATTCCAGGACCATAATCTGCTGCTTCTGTGCCGTAACCTTTTGCATGGTCAGGTTCACGTGCTGGTTCAAACCCTGGAAAGCTTCACGCAAACGATTCGCTTCGGCGATCGTGATAGGCTGCTGGGAAGCCTTGAACTCTGGGTTTGATACTGCGTGCATGAACGCAGCGATTTCTTCGGGCGTATGGATTTCGTTCATCGGTGTTCTAGTCCTAGGATGAGACCCAACACAATCGTAGTCACTGCGAAAGCTGCGGCCAAACTCCATGGAATCCAAGACCAATCTGGCTGATTCTGTGCTTGACGAAGTGCCGCATCTGCTTGCTCCCACTGTTGGGTGAGACGTGTACGTTCTGCTGTCAGCGTCGTGATCTGGCTTGTTGCGGCGTCCAACGACAGGTGAAGCTCGTCGCTAGCATGCGACAAAGCTGCGATCTGTGCAAGGTCTGCCGTGTGTGCGTCGGTCAGAAAACGCAAGTCCTCGTCAATCTGTAGCAGCGCTTGATACTCTCCGAGATTGAAGCACTGATACGTCTGACCAGACGACTGGCAACGGATACCAGCAGGAAGACGGAAACGTGTGATGGTGTCCTGTGCCATCGCCATGCCGGGTGCGCCAAAGAGCATCACCACGACTAGTAAAGCTGCAATGATCTTCTTCATCACTTCACCTTGCTGTCTACATCAGACCAAGACGAAATACCTGCGATGATTTGCGTGTTACGTTCGTGCTGATCCTGTAGTGCCTGGATCTGCTGCTGGATAGCCTCGGCCTGTTGCTGGGCGGCTGCTGCCGCCTCTGCATGCTGCCGCTGGGCCTGTGCGTCCTGTGCGAGCTGTTGGTTCGTCTGCGCCTGGCGTACGGCCTCCTGAGCGACGTCACGCTGTGCTTCGAGGCCAGCAATCTGAGAGCCTCGTGCGCTAGCTGTGATTGCCCAAATCGCGGCTGCTACTACGGTAGCAAGAACTACGAAGATACCAACGATCCACTTTCGCCATCCAGTGGGGTTGGACTTCTTGTAGTTGTCAATCCATTCGAGTAGTTGGTTCATGGGAACTCGTCATTTCTGGAACCACCAATCTGGTCGTCCTGTAGAGAGATAGCAGAAACCACGGCATGAAGCAAGGAGTCCAAACGCTTGTCAAAATGTGAAGGCAAGGACTTCAACATGAGCATAGTCTTGGTTACACGTGCTTGTGTTGGAGCAGTGAAACCATTCATTGCAGGTACACCATCGAGAGTGTCAAGTGAAGCAAATGAAATGTTATAGTAGGCCCCGTCTGTAAACGGCGTTGTTTCAAGGTACACATAGTCTGCAATCAGCACACCTTGTGCGGGCGGAATCACGCGTACAATAGCAACAGCATTCGCAGTTACAGGTGTATCGGTACGTACCACGGCTGCGTAGTTCGTAGCATCTGTATACGAAGCGTTTACAATGACCTGGGTGTTGAGCTGCAAGCGAATATAGGTCGGCGAGATAAAGCGTACAGTGTCAATCTGTACGTTACCAGAAACGGATGGTTGTCCGCCACCCCACGGTGTAGTGCCCCACGGACCTGTACCCCACGTCATCAACGCACCTCGTGTGTATCGTCTCGCTCTACTTCTACCTTCGTAGTTTCAGCTACGCGCGTTTCTACTACAACAGG